GCCTTTGGGGAATTGTGTGATTGTTCCTGATTCTACTAATGCAAACATATTTACTCCTATGATAATGTTAGGTTAAGACTTCTACCTACCTCTATAAATTTTGAGCCGTTATACCTAAATACAAAATGGTCTCCTTTACTAGCTGTTCCAGTTAGCGTTGGTGCGGTATCTCCTACAAATTCATATGCAGCATTGAATGTAACTGTTCTTGAGCCTGTGCCATCTTGAATAATAGTAATAGCTATGAATTGTCCTGTTTGTGGATTAGAAGCTGCACCTAAAGTTCTGTTGCCCCCTAATGTTACTTTTGCTACAGGTTGTGTTGATGCGTTCCAAGATATTGTAGAGGCATCTGTTAAAGTCGCTTCTGGATTAAATGCACCTACATTAAAAGTTGTATTGGCAGTGGTAAACTTCATGACATCTGTTCCACCTGCTTTAAAATCTATTTGGTCATCTGTATCTGCTGTAATTGTTGTGTCACCATCTACATCTAATATAAACTCTGAGCCATTAATATCTGTATTCATTGGTCCACCCACTGCACCAGATATTTCTACAATAAAGATTGATGCTCCACTAGCAGGTGCTGTGGTAAATGTAATCTGTGTTCCACCTGTAGCTAGTGTAAAGTCTGTTCCGGGTTTTTGTACAACACCATCATGAGATACTAATAGCTGTGCAGGGGAACCTACCTGTGTTCCTAAACTAAATGTTGTGTTAGAACCATTATAAGTATTACCACTCGTGTCTAAGACACTAAAGGTTCCGTTTTTTATTGATTGTCCTATGTATGCCATACTTACTCCTTGGTGTATTTATCCTTTACTGCTTTTATAGCTTTTGCAAAGTCACCATTTGTAGTAACTGTACCTGCTACAATATCTTTATATAACAAATCAAATTGTTCTGCTAATTGAGGATATTCTGCTCTACGTTTAGATTTATAGCTGTCGTTTTCTAAATCCCATGCATCTTGCAATGCTTTTAATCCATTCGTACAATCTGCTTCTGTGGGCTTAGAGCCACCATCATGAACCACTAGGTTTGCATATATTTTATTTTTAAAATTAGACCAACCAAACCATTGTCCTGTCCTTACTGTTACTAAATAATCTTCTATATGATTTGGTCTACCAGTTGATAAATCCATTTTATGTGTCTCCTAATCTTACAAAAGTAAAGCTCATTATTGAGGCTGCACTATCTGCTAAAAGTTGATTACTGTCATTTGTTTGAAAAACAGAAAAACTAACTTTTGTATTAGTTGTATTTGTTACATCAATAATAGCTGAACAAGAACCATTACAATACATTCCATTTGTAAAATTATCCATAGGACCTATTTGTGTATTGGCCCGCGTTACATAATTTGAATTGTCAGTTGTAACACTTATTCTCATTTCTGCTCTACCTTGCCCTGCATTACCAAAACCAACTGCTTTAGCATCAACTAAATATATCCCTGTGCTAGGAAATGTAAATATTCCAGAACTTACAGACATAGCTGAACCAATATTTCCAAAGACAGAATCTGCTGCTGAAGCCCTAGATATATTACTTGAAACAGGGTCTGCATCTCCTGAAAAATTAGAAGTTACAATATAGTGGTCTGCTACTGTAATATGAGCAGTGGATTTAGCTGCTGTGACTGCATCATCTGCTATGTCTCCAGTAGCTATTGTGCCATCTGTAATTCCACCTGTGGGTATTGTTGTCTTACTCATCTATCCTCCTATGGTTTAGTAGGCCAAGTTGCACCTTCACACTTAGCTACTGTATCTTTTCCTGCAGGTAAATCTCTTAGTGCTTGACGATATGTTTTCATATCATCACTAAGAGTATTATCTGATAAAGCTAAATAATCTGTCTCTGCTAATAATCTGTTTCTTTTATTTCTTAATTCAGCCAAGGCTCTAGCAGGAGCTCCATCAGCCCATGCTTTCTCTTCAGCATCTCTGGCTGTTTCTTCGTCTGCTGTGAACTGTACTTTAGTTCCATTTATATTATGATATCTTGGCATTGTTTGTCTCCTCTCCTGTTATATCAAGTTTTCTAGTTAATTCCATACATTTCTATGGTTCCTGAGTCTATAGTCCCTGAGGACATTGTAAATTGTACTGCATCTACCGCACTAGTAGTATTTCCATATCCTGTTCCTGTACTATTATAAACTGCATAATCACCATTTGCTAAAGTAGCAGTTTGTATTAATATATGCTTAACAAAAGTGGTTGAACTTGGGTCAAATAAAAACATCTCACCACACATATTTGCATCATTAGCATTAGATATGTCATCACCTATAAATTGTGTTCCAGTGCCTTGTGCTAAGTCAGTTCCTGTTTCATATATAAGACCAGTGCCACTGTCACCCTCATTATGATAAGCCTTAAAACTAGTGGTAGTTTTTGCTACATTATAATTACTGCCACCATCAACAGATAAATTATATTGTAATCTAGTGGCATTATTAGACGGATGTATATTAATAAATTTAAACTTATAGATATTATAAGTGTTATCTATACTACTAGTAAAACTTAAACTACTACTACTAGATGCTGTTTGTGTAGCTAATTTTTTTTCTGCATACTCTATTGTTGATACAGAGTTAGTTCCTGTAAAAGCATAATTAGCAGTCAAGTCCATTGATGCAGGTTGTATCTTACTTAATGCCATATAACGCTATCCTCCCTGAGTCTGCATTTGCAGATGTAAATTTAAATTGTACAGCATCTATAGCTGCAGTAACATTACAATATCCTGCTACAAAAGAATTTATACTATAATCACCCCCAAAATAAGTTTGATTATTAGCAATAAAGTGTTTAATAAAAGTTGTAGAACTAGGGTTGAATAAATACATTTCACCACTACAGCTTTCGTCATTGCCACTTCCTACATAACCACTAGATGTTAAAATTTGAAATCCTGTTCCTTGTGCAATATCGTCTGAGGTATTATAAGCTAAAGTAGTATCACTACCCGCCTCATTATGATAAGCATGAAATACTGTTGATGTTTTAGTAGCATCATAATTAGTGCTTCCATCTCTAAACCCCACTGTCCATTGTGAAGCACTAGCACCTTCAGAAGCAGGATGCATATTTATCCATTTAAATAAATATGTTTTATAAGTTCCGTCTAATACAACACTGCTAGAACCATTAACAAAACTAATAGTAGAATCTGAACTTGCATCAATATTCTTAATTAAAAATAATTTTTGTGTAGATGTTACTCCAGTCACTGTGCCTGTTAGAGCATAGTTGTCTGTTAGGTCAAAAGAGTTTGCTGCTAATTTACTAAGTGCCATTATACTACTCCAAATAAATCTATTGTTCCGCCTTGTATTTCACCAGAGGCAAACTTAAATTGAACTCCATCTATGGCTGTGGTTGTATTACAATACCCTGCTACATAATGGTTATTTATGTAATCTCCTCCTGTAACAGAACTTCCCACTGCAACAAAATGTTTTACAAAAGTTGTGTTTGAGGGATTATACAACCTCATTATACCTGATGCACATTGGTCATTATCATTACCTATAAATCTTAGGATAGTTTGAAAACCTGTGCCTTGTGCTATATCTAAACTTGATTGATATCCTAAACTAGTAGAACTATCTGCTTCATCATGTATAGTTTCAAAATAAGTTGTAGTTTTAACAGCATCATAATCACTTCCACCGTCTCTAAATCCTACTTGTAAATCTTGTTCATCTGTTTGTGGGTGTATATTATTAAACACAAACATATATTCTTTATATGTAGAATTTATACCACTAGTAAAACTTGCAGTAGCATCAGAACCATCAGAAGTAAATGTGCTAATTAATACTAAAGGTGTTTCATCAGCTAATCCTGTGACTGTGCCACTAAATCCAAATGTACCTGCAAGATTTAAGCTATTGGCTTTTATCTTGGAT